CTTTCCTCTTAGCAAAAGAAGCACCATCATTCTTAACAGAAAAATGATTACGGATCATACTGAGTGTTTCGGAATCCGTAATCAATTGCGCCTGTCGCTTAGTTGGTTTATAATCAAATGTTATCATGCTCCATACATATCTCGTATCCATTCCCAAATTTCTTCATCAGCCTCAAATCTACCATAATTTTCCAATTTTTCAAGAATTTCTGCCATCATATTTGGATTGATATAATCAAATTTGATTTTTTGGTGTTCCATTTTCATTTTAAAAACGCGAATGATATTTTCGTAAAAAGATTCTTCTGGGTTTAATTTATATTCACTCATAATTTATTTATAAAATAACACTGTATAATAATTTGTCAATTATATTATCATATTTATTTACCATAATATCAAAATACTTGATCCGTGACACTAAATACTACTTATGGGGGATGCAAATAAAAAATATTATGTTTATAACTTAATTGATGAATGTGGGATAATCCGATATATCGGTAAATGTGGTGAAGGTTTAAAACGAATTAAAACACACTATTTAAAATCTTCCAATGTGTCCGTTAGAAAACATATAAACAAAAATTGGACATGGACTTATTTATTTAGTTCTTATGATGAACTTGAAGTTCTAAAAAAGGAATCTTTTTATATTAAAAAGTATAAAAATTCAATATTTAATATTTGTAAATCTGGTGGACGAGGTGGTAAAAATAATAACGGATTGCCAATATCAATAAAAAATATCCTCACTGGAGAAATATTAAATTTCAAACATCAAGTGGAGGCTTCAATATATTTAAAATGTAAATCACCCACAGTAAATGCACTACATTCAGGTAAAAGAAAAATTATTTTGAAAGAGTGGGTGCTATCACATACAGATCCAAATGATATAATATATCAAAGAAAAATACCAATTAGAAAAAAAGGTTATAATTTAATTAAATCATATAAACCAATTACAATATATGATAATAAAGAAAATCGTTATATTTCATTTGAATCTAGAAAAGAATGTTCCAAATTTACATCTACGAGCAATGGAGATATCTCATCGTTGATAAAAGGAAAAATTATGTCAGTTTTTGGCGGTAGATTTTCAATTCACCCTCTTAAAGATAAAAGCATTATAATTTTTGATTTTGAAAAATGTGAGAATATAAAATATTTATCGCAAGCAGATTTTTCCCGCAAATTTAATATATCTCCTTACGAGGTTTCGGATTTAATAAAAGGTAGAATTAAAGTTCTCAAAGGTAGATTCACACTACAAAGAAATCCACCAGATATTAAAGGCGATGAACCCTTTTATATTTTTGATTTAAAACAAGAAAAAATCTTGAAATTTAATTCAATGATTGAAATGTTAGAACAAGAAAGGGTTAAATTATCATCAGTAAGTGATTTATTAAATAATAAAATAAACAAATTAAAACAAAGATTTGTGAGAATCGAAGATGCTCCTACTGAGTTTCAAGCTGCTTTATTAGAATAATATTTTTAATATCTTGTGATATATAGGTAATTATATCAACAATTTTTGTTAAGTATTCGATGAGATACTCTTGTTCTTTAATTTTTTGATTGATTGCCTCCAATGATGGGGTCTTATCCAAATCATCCAAGACCTGTTTATTGAGAGCTACAGGAGACTCTTCCATAATTCTTTTCTGAAGAATGTGTTTGGTAGATGCTTTTAATTTGTAGAGCTTATCTTTCTCGATCTTCGCATCAATGAGCCGACATACCCAAAAGTGCTTTTCAGAAGGAACTCTGCGTGTGACATCTTCGAGATTGAAGTCTGTGATCTTAGCAAATTCTTCATATTGTGTTTGATATTTTTTAATCAGTTCGTAACTCATAATTTTTCAATGATATTTCCATAGTGTTTATCAGGAGCATGAAAGCTATTTATTCACTACTCTCATCATTTAGTTAAATAATAACATGAACCAACCTTTTGTCAACGATAAAAATGAAATCGCCAACATTTATCAACAAATGTTGAATGAGGATATGACTGCTGGAGACGTGTATGGGGGGGATGTTGCTGGTCATGCTGGTATTGAAAACACCGATTGGTTTGCTCCAGGAGATGCTAGGAATCCTTATGGGATGGGTGTCACCACCAGAAGAGGTAAATTGAAAAATAAAAAACGCAGGAAGAAAATTAAAAAGAATTAATTCTCTTTCTCGCTACTTCACAATATTCGGAATTTAAATCAAATCCAATATAATTCATACCTAATTGTTTGGCAACTGCTCCTGTTGTTCCTGAACCCATGAAGAAGTCCAATACGATACCATTTTCAGGGCATCCACTCTTTAACATACGTTCTACCAATTCTTCAGGAAATGTGGCTGTGTGAACGGACTTGTTGGATTTGGTATTAATCTTCCACACTGCTCTCATGGAACGTCCTCCTCGCTTACGCATTGCGTCCAGAATCCTTCTCTTCGTATCACTTGGGTTCTGTGCCTTCTGAGACTCATAATCCTTTGTAGCCTCTCCTGTATACACTTCATCAGGATTGGAAGAATTGGCAAATGGTTCAATTTGTTGTTTGAAATAATACGATTTACTTTTCACGAACATGAACACCGATTCAAAATCAACCACAAAACGATCTGTGACGCTCTGGGGGAGGGCATTTCCTTTATGCCAAACGATATTATTTCTCAAAATCCAACCTCTGTTCTGCATCTCAATGGCAAAACGGAAAGGAATTAGTGCCAATTGTTTGGGTTTTCTCCAACCACCCAATTTTTCTTTGGGTTTTTCTCGAAATTTGAATGACTCTTTTTGAGGTTCTTCTTTGTTTTTCCAAACACCTTTACCACTTCCAAGATAGGTATCCCCTAAGTTCACAAAAACAACACCATCATCTCGTAGAACACGATAAACTTCATCGTAGTAATCACACAATCCATTGACAAACTCTTCAGGTGTCTCTGCCAATCCAAATTCATTTTCATCATCTGTGTATTGACGAAGGTTGTAATAGGGAGGTGATGTCAGGCTGCAATGAATTGATTTATCAGGCAATTCCTTCAATCCAGCCATTGCGTCAATGTTTTTGATGTAATTCACGTTCATGTTTGGACAGTAGCACAGATTTTTGGGATGTCAAACGGATGTTTTTCAATTTTCTGGCGATTAAATTTAACTAAATTTCTTTATTATATTGTACATCTATTCCCACCCCCCTCCCATTAATTATACACACCATATTCATTTGTCAATAGGCAATTTATTATTATAATTAATTATCTTATTATTATATATAGATTAGATATTAACTATGATTAAAGATAACTAAAGAAAGAAACAAAAGAAAAAAAATTAATTAAAATCAATCTTCTTATCATTATCTATTGATTAAGATTAATGTACAATAAATATAATAAATCAGAATCAATTATAATTAAATATAAATGCAAAAATCAGAAAGTCAACCCCAAAGCACATGGAAAAATTTCCCAACCGATACGGAAGGTGTCGTAGGATTTGTTTATCTCATTCGCAATAATCATCCAGAAGTCGTCAATACCGACAAACCTCAATATTACATTGGGCAGAAGAAGCTACTCAAGAAAGTAAAGCGCAAACCATTGAAAGGTAAGACGCGCAATAGGATTTCTTATGTGGACAACGATGTTGAAAAGTATTGGGGATCGTCCAAAGAATTGCTTGCTGACATTGAGAAATACGGTATTGAGCATTTTTCCAGAGAAGTGATAGAAGTCTGTCAATCAAAATTCCATATGTCATTCGCGGAAATGGATTGGCAGGTTAAATGTAAAGTATTATTTGATAAGAGATTCATGAACGGCATTATCAATGTCCGCTTAGGAGTCGTTCCCAAAAATTATGTTGACATCGAACGTGATCCTGTTACTCTCGAATTGTGAGTAGGATTTCATTTCAAAACAAACAGATCATCGATATTGATGAAGTGTTTAAGGAAACCAATGAACATTTCTATTATTTGTTGGAAAATCTTGGATTGACAGCAACTTTCGATTTCTCTAAAAGAAATAACAAAAAGCTATACACCCATCAATTTATCAAGACATTCACAGAATTTCTAAAATATCTCAACGGTGATTTTGTATTTTTCTCCAACACATTAACAAAGGATAAGTTCCGTAATCAGCTTTTGGCTAAAATCCACCGAATTTTCAAAATTAATATCGTGGGAAAAAATTACACATTTGAGCAATTGGAAAGCTATCTTGAATGTAGACACGCTGAAGTAATTTCCGAATTTGAATCGGTTTTTCAAAATAGAAAAACACCTTCATTTCGAAAAATTTCTAAATATCTGGAAAAAGAAGGTCTGACTTTTCTCAATGAGCAATATTTTCAAGAAGTTCTTAATAAGATGACTATTTTGATTAAATAATGCTATGAGTAAATTTTTGAAACTTATTGAAGAACATGATCCAGCTACTAAGCGTAGAATGGTTGATTCTTCCAAAGCTAAAAAAAGCAAATTTTTAGAAATTCTGGAACAATATGATCCAGCTAATGAACAAAAAAGAGAAGATGCTTTCAAAGCTAAAATGCTTCTTCATGAAAAGAAAAAACGTCTCAAGAAGAAAAAATACGCTGAAGAGGATGAATCTATCAATGCTACAACAGGTACGTATGAAGTCGATAAAGAAGTCGAAGGATTGGCAGGTAAAGCTTCTGGTGGTTTGAAAGGTCTTGCAGGTAAATTGTTTGGCACTTCTGCACAAAAAGCAAAATCAGCAGTGAAAGAAAGACAAAATCTTGCCAATCAAGCAGTTGATGCTTATAGAAAAGGTTCCGTAAGAATTAAAAAAGGATTACAATCAGTAAAACAAACCGCAACTGGAAGAACTTATTAATATGAAATCAAAAACATTACAATTAATTGAAAAATATGTTCGTCTTCTTGAACAAGACGAACAAGATCCCAATGCTGGTATGGAGCAAGCACCTCCTCAAGAAGGGCAACCAGCACCTGAAGCACCACCAGCGGAAGAAGCTAATCCTATTCCTCTCACTTCCATAGCAGAAATTAATTACATTAAACATGTTGTGATGGCATTGCTATACGCAACAACAACTAATGTATCGGAAGCAGATAAATCAAATCTGAAGGAACTTGAAGTTGCTTTACAGGATGATGATGAAGCTCAAGAATTGTTACAGCAGTCTGGAAAGACAGGTAAAGAATTTTATGAAGAAGAAATTCTACCAATTATCATGGGAATCCAGAATGAAAAAGAAGAAGCACAGAATTTAAACTCAATTAGCTAAATAATATTATGAAATTCAAAGGTGAAGAAAATAAAGTGATTTGGGAATCTTTCCGTGGTAAAGTTATGAACGAAAGATTTGATGACGAGATGGATGATGACTTCGGTGATGCCATGGAGTATGATGGTTTCGGTGACGACGATGAATTCGGTGGTGATGATGACTTTGGAGATGATGACTTCGGTGACGAAGGTGATTTTGATCAACCTGAAGCACAAGGAATGGTCATGGAATTTGACCCAATTAGTCCTGTTGAGAAGCACGAAGTTAATGAAGTTCTTCTTTCAGAGTTGAAAAAACTCGCTGAGTATGCTGATCGTTTGTATAAAATGAGAAACGATTGCGAATTTGAAGATTGGATGGTTTCAGCGATTACTATTTCTTCGACTTATGTTTCCGATGTTTGGCATCGCCTTGATGCTAAAGCTGATTTTGCAAACACTGGATTTGAACAATCCGATGATTATTAATAATTTTGATAAATGAATGACAAATTTCAAACAATTCTTTGTGGAGAAAAATATATTCGGTCTAATCGAAGATATTTTCGTTGATGGTATCGGAACTATTTCCTCTAAATTGGATACTGGTAACGGTGCTTACAATGTTTTACATGGAGAAGATATTGAATTTGGAGAGGATAAAAAAACAGGCGAGAAGATAGTAAGATTTACAACCATCAATTCCATGAGATTAGAAAAACCTACAGAAGACACAATTATAATTAATATCGGAGAAGGAAATACTATTGAAAGACCTGTGTGTCTTTTTGATTGTGTTATAGGAGGTAAAAAATTTAAAAGTATCCCCTTTTCTATTAGTAATCGATCTACTAATGACCACAAGGTTTTAATCGGAAAAGATTTTATCAAAAATGAATTGGATGCCCTGATCGATGTGGCATTAAACAATGTAGCAGACAAAAAATTATCAGTCGATGTATAAGTTATCACAAAGAGAATTATTGGAAGAGGGACTTTGGGACAAGTTTAAGGATACCAAAGTTGGTAGAGGGCTTCGAAAAGTTGGTCAAATCGGGGCAGAAATTGCTAAAGTAGTTGCTCCAAATACTAGTTCTCAAGTTGGTTCTATTGTTCAAAAATACAGAGACGCAAAACAAAATATTTCACAAGCTGGTAGAAAAATGGAAGATAGGGTTATCGAATTTTTAGATGGTTACAGTCTTATGCCTGATGATTCAGAAGTTAAAATGCTCAAAAGTTTTCCAAATGGTGATTCGCAGTGGAGAGTCAAAGTTGGAAAAAAAGACGTTGATCCAAATACAGGTGAAAGTAAAGTTGTTCAAAGATATAATTTTCCTATTGCTATAATCCTCCATGATAAAAAAAGCAATTCGTTTAAATTCCTAACAGAACCAGCACAAAGAAGAACGGGTGCTGTTAATAATACTACGCCTCCACCATCTACTACGCCTCCACCATCTACTACGCCTCCACCATCTACTACGCCTCCACCAACTACTACGCCTCCACCAACTACTCGACCATAAGGTATTGACATCCACAAATTATTCATAAATATCACTATGAACGTAGAAATCGTAGTAAAAGAGGATGAGAATTTTAAAATTGTAGACGGTGTAGAAGAAGCACCGAAAGCTGTTGAGCAACCAATCAAAGTAGAAACACCACAAAAACCACAACCAACCTTGGAAAATCCAAAAGGTCATTCATGGTTTGATGGCACTTCTTGGGGGACAAAGTGATTGGTATTTATTGCTAAAATAAATGCGCACTACACCTTGAGTACTTGCGTGATATGTTTCAATATCTGCGATCTCACAATATCACTTATGTCAAATTTGACACATTGAATATCGTTTTTTACTGAGAAATCAGTATCAAATGCATCATACACGAAAGTGAACCCCGAATCATTGATATCTGCTTGAGCAGCATCCCCCAATACAAAGTATCGAGAATGTCTACCAAATCGTGTTAGGATAGTTGTTATCTCTCCCTTCGTCATATTTTGAGCTTCATCGATTATCACAGCACAGCGATGGAAGGTAAGACCTCTTACAAAGTTTACTGGTATTGCTTTAATATATTCGTTTTCCATCAAGTGAGTAATATCTGTTTTAGATAAAATTTCATTTAATTTATCCAACATTGGCATAATATAAGGTAAGAATTTTTCATTCTCGTCACCTTTAAGGAATCCAATTGAACGTGAAGAACTCTCCACTACAGAACGAATGTAGATGATTTTATCAACATGCCCATTCTTCAAAAGCTCAAGGGCTGAAAATACAGCCAAATGCGTATTGTGTGTTACTATATAATTTTTTGTTAAATATAGATGTTCATCATTATCAACTAATATACATTGACATTCTTCCTTACCAATTTTCGCAACATTGGAAATATATCTTTTTGGGGAATATTTAGTATTTGGTTTATATCTATCCAATTTTCTTTTTAATTTGAAAGGTGCTATACCTTCGGGTAAATTTATATACAGAAAATATGATAACTTGTGTTCAACGCCTTTAAAAAATGTCAATTTTTCTGTTAAATGTGCTATTCCACCCAAGGAATTTACTATCTCTATAACGTCCAATGCTAATTTTTTAGAAGATGATGAGAATGTCACTGACCCTTTAATAGTAGCA